AAATTATTAAAGAAAGACCTGATTTAGCAGACTGGTGGATAGATCAAGAAAATAAAATAGAAAAATCCGCTCAAAAGTTTTTAGGTAGAAAAGTCTCTACTGCATCTTTTAGAAAAGATATGAAATATATAGATTTACTAAATTTAACAAAATTAGAAGAAAGGCAGCAAGATTTGTTTGATGACAATTCTCTTAGTTGTTTTTGCCATGATTAATGAGAGGTACAATGCTTAATCTAGAGTGTAGCTCAGGAAACTTAACAATAGACATCGGGTCTGATATATCTTTTACAGCACACTCATCAGCTACTACTGGATCTAGACAAAACTGTCAAAAAGATAAAAGAAGTTATGTTCCTACAAAAGCAAATTCTCAAGACCTTATTTTCAAAAAGCTAACATCTACAGACGTTTTAGATGTAGCTTGTGTCTACTTACTTTATAGGGGCAAAAGTATTGTTTACATAGGACAAAGCAGAAATTTTTATTCAAGAATACAGAATCACAAAAAAACTAAAGACTTTACGCATTTTAGGTGTCTAAGATGTCATCCACAAAGACTAGACTATTGGGAGGGCAAATTAATATTTGAATATAAGCCAGAATACAATAAAAGAGGCATAAATAGCAGAGAAGGAACTCTTGTGCCTCTTGGAATACATGATGGAAAACATAGAAAATTAAGGGGGAGGTGGTAAATGAAAGGCAGAACTCCAACCAAGGCAGAAAAAGACCACATGGACAGAGTTCGTGATCTAGGTTGTATTATTTGCCGACAGCAAGGCAAAGGCAGACGACCCTGTGAGATACATCATGTGTATGGCAAAACAAAACCAGGCGCACACTTTTACGTTTTACCGCTTTGTTTTGAGCATCATCGTATGGGGAGCGACAAGGAACCAATTAGTAGGCATCCGTGGAAGGCCAGATTTGTGGCAACTTATGGCACAGAAGAAACTTTGCTTAAGCTCGTGGATGATCTTTTAGATCTTGACGCTTATGATGAAACCTTACCATTCTGAATCTGTTAATAAAACGAAACAGACACCGAACGGAGATGAATAACATTAAAATTATTTTGGGTGACGCATTAGATACGCTAAAAAAATTACCTTCTGAGTCTATAAACACTTGTATTACGAGTCCGCCTTATTGGGGATTGAGAGATTACGGCACTGCTGAATGGGTGGGAGGCGATCCTAATTGTCCTCACATGAGAACTACCAAAATAAGCAAAGATACATCAACAGGTCATAAGGCTATGTTTGAGGAAGGTAATGTCGTTGGCGATGCTATTTATAAAAATGAGTGTCCAAAATGCGGTGCAATTAGGAAAGACAAACAACTTGGTTTAGAAGATACGCCAGAAGAATTTGTAGATAACCTAGTAGAAGTATTCAGAGAAGTTAAACGAGTCTTGCGAGATGATGGTACTGTTTGGCTCAACTTAGGCGATAGTTACTCAAGCGGTGGACGAACAACTACAGTGAATCAAACATTGCGTGGCGTAAAAGATTACGGAGTTCAAAGACCAAAAACTAATTCAAACATTAAACCTAAAGATCTCATAGGAATACCCTGGCGTGTCGCCTTTGCCCTGCAACAAGATAGTTGGTATTTACGGCAGGATATAATATGGCACAAACCCAATCCAATGCCAGAGAGTGTGACGGATCGTTGTACGAAAGCACACGAATACATATTTTTATTGAGTAAGAGTCCTAAATATTATTTTGATAATGAAGCTATAAAGGATGATGCTAAGTTTCCCGATGGCCCAAATGCAGCTCATGCTATTCAAAAAGGTGTTGGCGATCCTAAAATGCTTACGAGAAATGGGTTACATAAAATAGGTGCTATACCCAAAAGTAACAAAAGATCTGTCTGGACTATTACGACAAAACCATTTACAGAAGCTCACTTTGCAACTTTTCCTAAAGATTTAATAGAGCCATGTGTATTAGCGGGTTGTCCAAAAGGCGGAACAGTCTTAGATCCGTTTGGCGGTAGTGGGACAACAGGTGTAGTTGCAGTAGCACATAACAGAGACGCTATCCTATGTGAGCTTAACAAAGATTACGTTAATATCATGGAAAAAAGATTAGATAGAGAATTAGGCATGTTCCACACTAAGGAAATTTTAGAATTATAGAAAAAATATAAGAAATGTTATTTGTAATAGTTGACATATATTCCATATTGGGTTTATAATACATACATAATTAATTGACAGGAGATAAAATGAAAATAAATTATAAAAACTACATATTAACAAGAGTTTACAGAGATGGTCACGACAGAGCATTCAAGATCGCTGATAACGATGGCAGAGACTATCGTACTCTTTTCAGACCTATATCTAATTTAGAACAAGCAAAACAATATGTTGATGAGCTTGTGGTGGAGATTAAGTAAATGAAAATATCAAAACGCATACTTAACGAACTGTATAGCAAGTATCAGATCACAGACGATACCAATATATTTGATATCAAAGATATAATGTCGGTAGAAGATTATGCCAAATGGGAACTGGCTTTTAAGTACCCAAATGGCAAACCATTGGAAGTTATTGAAGGGGGTAAAAATGGAATTTCAAATTGATGCTTTTAGAAAAAGATATATTTACGAAAGAATAGAAGGCACTATTGACATATCAAAAAAAGAAGTTATGAAAGTTACTGATGCTAAATCGTCAGAAGATGGAGATACGACTGCTTGGTATTCTTATATAGGTGAAGCAATAGAAAAAGGTGCTTATTTTAAACTTGATGTTAAAGTTACGAGATCATCACAAATAGGCGATACTGAATATGATGGTATAGAAATAGAATGGTAAATAAAGGGAGGAGATATGAACTTAAATCATAAACTATATACCTACGAAGGCTATCACCAGGTATTAGAAAGAGTACGAGGCATTTTGCAGGCAAAGATTGATGACGATGCTAACGATCTACAGACCAGAATAGTCAATGGCAAAATTAAGCGTTGTCTTGAAGAACTAGATACTTTTGAAACCGAAATAGAAAATATGATACAAGGTAGAGAAGATCAAGCTAACGAGGAATCTATTTAGCTTTCTCGCTACTGTATTTAATATTAAGACCCGCTAGCGTACAGAGGCGATTCTTCTCCGATAAACCTTTTTCCGTTACTTTAAAGAATCCGTCTTTTTCCTCTACGAGCTGATCCTTAATAACTTCTTGTAAATCATCTTCGGTTAGATCTTCCATAAACATTACCGAGAGTAACATCCCTAAACGTCTATTCTGTGTCTTTGATAGTGCCATTAAACATGATCCCAGTCCTTGCCTTGAAATAGTAATGCCTCTGCCTCTCTTCTTCTAACCAAACCATTTAGAACTTCGCCTCCCGCTTTATTCCATCTTTTTATTTGCTCTGGGACTTCGTCAAACTTTGATTGGTTTAGAACTATTAACAAGGTTGAGCTTCTCAAGTTAGTGGGTCCAAGGTTGTATGTCCAACACACAAGCGCATCAAATTCGTTTTGCGAAAGCGGGACGTCTACATATTCCTCTACATATTCTTCGTACTCTTCTAGCTCCTCTAAAAGCATTTCGTCGGCATCGTCCTTTGAAATTATCATGCCTTCAAAAACGCCTTTAGTGTGGCCATAACCGATTGTCCAAACTCCGACAGAGTCTTGGTATGCCTCGGTACGACAACCTTCAAATTTTTTTATTAGCTGTATGCCTTCTTCTGATGTTTGCATATTATTCTCCCCAAGAACCATCTTCTTTAACCCTTGCTGTTTTCTTTCCACCCCAGTATTCAACTGCGTGTCCTTCCTCAATAAGCATCTGGCAAATATCTTTACCATCTTCTGTATAAGGGATTCCGAGAATTCTGCCATATTTTCCTTTACCTAATGATTGTATTTTAAAAGATCCTACACAAAGCTCTATTAGTCGGTCTTTAGCCTTTAATCCTAAGGCTTTTTCTTCTAAGTTTCTTGTGCGTGATTCTGGTGTGTCTATGCCTGCTAAACGTACTCGTTGCTTTTGCAAGATAACGTCAAAACCTAAGTCAAGGTTTACATCTATGGTATCACCATCAATTACCCTGTCTAGAATTGCATTGTAAACAAATGGGGTGACTCCTGACTTTGACATAATTTACCTTTTGCTTTTTCTATATTTATGGCACAAGTCTATCTGAAATGTTTATTTTTTACTAGATTCTTCCTCCGCCTTAGGTTTATCGTAAGCTCGGTAAAACTCTACGATAGATAGGATATTCTTGGTATATCGGGTGATTTCTGCCATGTTTATTGATAGGTTTTCGTATTCCTGTGTCGTCAGGGCATAGTAGGGCATCGCAGGTGCTTTGCCTTCCTTAACTAAAGCAAGGTATTCTTCCATAATCTCTGGTGTCAAAACTTTCCATTTGACTGGTACTCCTTGTATCTCTAAAGGCAGGGGTGGATGATACATCGGTGGGATCTCCGCAATCGTTCTCACCTCAACAGGTTTAGCCTTTGGCAGTATGGAGCAACCACCAAAGACCAACAATGAGCTAATTATTAGGAGAGATATTTTCATCTTTTATGTCTTGAGATGTGATTTGCATTAACTCATCAAAAACTCTTTTAGAGCCTTTATTCACGCGGTTTTCAATCAAGCCAGGCTTCATTAAAGCTAAATTGTTTAAATCATGGCGGGCAAATTTATTTCTTAATTCTGTGACAGAGCGCATAGCCTCTTGTTTAGCAACTTCTAAGGCTGCCATTTCTTGCATAGTTTCTTTTTGTTTCTGTAAATAATTTTTTATGGATTCATTTTGTTCGGCTATTTTGTCAGTTAATATTACTTGGTTAGCTTGTAAGATAGCGTTTTCAGACAGCAAAAACCTGATGTACATTCCAGACCCAGTTATTGTAGCTAAGAGCATTGCTCCTAATATTAGGTTTATTTTCATGCTATTGTATAAACATTAAGAGGTAATTTTTTACCCTTAACCTTGATTCTAGCTTCTAAAGAGAGGTTGTGACAAGAATTAAATTGTGTGTCCTCACCAATCAATATCCCAACACCTTGCTCTTTGGTTGCGCTTTCAAGTCTTGCTGCTACATTCACCGAATCACCTATGGCGGTATAATCAAACCTTGAATCACTCCCCATGTTGCCGATTATGGCTTCCCCTGTATTAATGCCTATGCCTATTGCAACTGGTGGTTTTTTTTCTTTTGCTAGTTCAACATTTAAAAATTCTATTTCATCACATATGTCTAAAGCACATGAAATCGCACTATCCTCGTGATCTGTTAAATCCAACGGTGCATTGAATATTGCCATCATTGCATCACCAATAAATTTATCTATCATTCCGCCATGGAACTGAACACATTTAGTTTGCACTGACAAAACTCGGTTCATTATTTCTGTAACTGCTTGTGGTTCTAGTTTTTCCGATAAAGCAGTGAAACCACGAAGGTCAGTAAATAAAAATGTTGCTGTTTTTTTCTCACCGCCTAATTTTAAAAGCTCAGGGTTAGACTGCAATCGTTTGACCTGTATAGGATCTAAATAATGCTCAAACTGTTTCTTGATGAGCTGTCGGAGTTTGTATTGCTCCCTAAAATTTAAATAAAATGCCACTGCTGCCATGATGAACTGCGATATAAGAGTCCAACTAACATCAAGAAGCAATCCAGAACGTATCAGTAAAGCACCTGAAATGCCCGTAGAAGCAAAAACGACAAAAGCTAAGGAAATGCCCGAAGTAATGCCTAAGCCGTTAATAAGAAGCCATATAGCAATCAGAGAGGACAAAAGCGTTAGTAACTCAACCGCAAGAGCGTAATCAGGGATGTACGGACTGTCTTCTAGCAAAATTGACTCAGCTAATGCTCCTTGTATTTTATGTGGTTCCAAAAGTTGACCGTTAGGTATAGCTAATTGTGGCATAACGCCTTTTGCAGTAACGCCAACGATCACAAAACGTCCCTCTACGTTCATTTCCGATAAAGATGTTTCACGTGGGACTATCCACGATATCCACTTACGACCAAACGAATCCGTCTTAACTGGGGGCAATCCTTTGACCCTTACCTCTTCAACGCCATTCTGATTTGTTTTTATGATGTAAGTGTCACTACCTGTCAGAAGTTTCAAAATCTGGGTTCCAAAAGCGGGAGTCCAACCATCTTCTGTTTTATACAAGAGAGGCATTCTGCGAACGAGGCCATCAATATCTATCCTCGTTGACGACACCCCTTCCATAGCATTAGCACTGAGTTTTTCATAGTTTTCTATCACGCCTTTGATAGGAATACCGCCAACATCATTGCCCAGTATTACGGTTCCAACCGCTTTAGGTGTATTACCTGTGTCATTTTCAAACGTAGAAAGCAACGAAGGAGCAAGTGAAAGGGCATAAGCGAAATCATCATCACCATTGAATCTATCCTTTTGCGGAAAGCTTAGTGACCAACCAACACCGATAGCTCCTTTTTGCAATAACTCAATATGAATCTCCGCAAGTCGTGAACGGCTTAACGGATAACCACCTTCATTTGTTATATCTTCTTCAGTGATGTTAAGAGTCGCAAAGTAACCTGACTCTTCTGGTGTGATGACTAAAGCATCAAAGACTTTGAGCTTTAATATTTCGGTAGGCATACTCTGAAAAACTAAAGGCAGGCTTAACAAAACTAGAAGAGCTATGCCAATCTTGTACTTCACGAGCTTTGCGTAATCTTAATGGTGGAATCGCCGCCACCGTTTACTTTTATGATATTAGTCACCCCATCCTGTATAAAAATGATGGTGTAGGCATTACTGCCGTCTACATCAAGTCTTAGTGACTCAGAGACCTCTCTCCTGAAACTTATAGCTGACCCTGAAACCAAGGTTGTGATTTGGGTATCGGGATCTTTGCCAATCAAAGTACCTGTGATATTGATTCCTGTTGCCTCGGCAAGTTTATCTTCTTCCTCCCCGACAGCAAGTGCATCTAACACATTTAAAAGATCCTCCAGGAAATTTACATCTAGGTAGTTTATATCTAGTTCGGTAAATTCTAGGTCATCGCCCTCTAGAAAGTCCTCATTAAGATAATCAATGTCAAGATCATCAAAATCTAAGTAACTGGCCTCTCCGCTTGATTTTACCTCCTCTATAAACCTCTCGTCCTGTTTAGGTGGATTGACGATAAGCATGTTATCAATTAGTTCAAGGGTAAGATCTAGAATGACAGGTTTACTGGGAGCGGACTCAAACATAGTTGCAGTTGTAGCTTCATAAGGTTTATTAAGAGTGACACTTCCTGCCATGGTGGTTACTACGATCTCTCCAGAAGATATACCAGAGGCACTGGGCAAAAGAATAATTAGCGATTCCCCTAACTCGTTGACTGTGCAGGTAAAGTCCGTACCTCGTATGGCTATATTCGCAGTAGGAGTGCTAAGTGATATGTTTTTCTTGTCTATCTTATTGAGACTACCTGTAATGAAACGTGCGGTACCACTGGCAAACTTAAGAGCCATTTTAGTATTGCTTGGGTTAGGATCGTAGATATACTCGTCAATAATAAGCGAGGAGTGTTCGGTCAAACGGACTTTGGAATCATCTAGGAAACTGATAGCAAGGCGACCATTAGAGGTTCGCACGTCGTCCATGCTTTGTATGCCGAAGTCTATTTTAGGGTCAAACTCATCATCACGAATTACCTTGGCATAGCCTCGTAACTCGCTAACCGAACCTATGTCAACAACTTGTGCTTGTGCCTTGATCGTTTTGGTTGACGCAAACAGTACCATTAGAACCATTAGAAATGATCCTGAGCCAGTCATTATCCAATGTTGATTGTTGGTTAACATTAAATGTCCTGCTTCCGCCTGTGTGTTCTAGTTTAAAGAATTGACCTGCATAACCATCTCCGTCAAAAGTAACATTGTTATCGTTACCGTCTAGATTCATGTAATTAGTGGCTCCATCGGCATCAATACTCGCAGTTATTGTATTACCGCCTCCATTAATAATCCAATCTAAATCTAGTTGCGAAGCAAGAGCTGCAGTCGCTTGGTTGAGTGTCAGGTTGTTGGTGTTACCTGTCACGTCTACAAAAATATTAGAGTTATCGGCACCAAAGGTATTGGTGGGATCCGTCTGTATATTGAAAGTATTACTATCCCCATCAAACTCAAAGAAGCCTGTATAAGTATCCGAGGTTATATCGCCCAAGAACTTGTTAAGGTTTCCTATCTGATTAATGTCTATGGTCGCCGAGGTCACGTCAAGATCTAAAGCTGTAACTGTGCCAGGTATAGAAGCTGTACCTCCGATAAGGTTTCCCGAGCCTAACTGCTCTACGTCAATATCAACGGTTGCACCTGACTGATCTATGTACACCTCGTTATCGGCAGAGAAGATAGATCCTGCTACCATTAAAAATCCAACCGCAAAAAATTTATTCATCCTTAATACTCCAATACTTTAAATTGTGGCCTTCTTTTATGGTCTGTAGAACTGCAGTTTCTATAGCTGCTTGGAGAGCAAGGTTTACTGATTCGTTTTCGGTCATACCATTCTCTACTTCTACTAACTCTGTGTCGCTTGCCACAAATCTAAAAACATCTTGGGATACCGCAACACTAAGTATTGTTTTGGTTACCAAGACCTCTAATAATATGCGACCAGTAGATACTGATACTGTGCGTAAAGATACGATAACTGTATCTTGGCGATATTCTTTGGAACTTCCTATTCCAAGATATCTGGCACCATAACCGCCTGATTTAACATTGCTTTCATATCCTACAACACTGCCTTCCATTAGTAAACCTGCAAATAATAAAGGCTTTAAGGGTTTTTGCTCTTCAAAGTTTTCTCTAGTGGACCTGATGATCTGTCGCTCTTTGGTCAGGTTATCTAAGCCTGTTCTTTCTACCACATGAAAGAAGCCTGAGTGCTGTAAGGCTCTTATCAGATATATATGCGGGGCTTGAGTAACCGCCGTAGAAAAAGTAGCGAATGAACTGTTGCCCCTGCGTTGGCCTGTATCGTCCTTAAACGCAGTAGGGTAAACGGCAACAGTCGGTTTCTTTTCAGCTTGACCCACTAGAGTTAAGTCTTTAATTACAAGACTGTTTACCTGTGCTAATTCGTTGGTAGGTTCATTTTGCCACTTACCGTTAATAGCACAACTAGAAAGTAAAATTACCGATAGGCAGAGATATAGTCGTAACACCACCTGTCTCGTCGGTAATCGTAAGAGTGATAAAGTCGCCATCTGATACATAAGCTATTTGATTGCCTTCTAAAGTGATTGTCCCCTCGGTTGAGGGAGTCTCGCCAAACAAGTTTTCTACAAGCTGTCTGGACAACTGTGCGTATATACGACTTTCTAAATTCCTAATAAACCGTGCTAACGTGGTGTTTTCTTTGTCTCTTTCTATTTGTTCCTGTAACGCCTCTATTTCTTCCTTAATGGTTAGTTTACGGCTAAATTCTTGGTTTTCTATGGTGAGGTAATGCGCTGATGTGCCTATACCCGAGAAGCTTGGACTCTTGAACTTAAAGACCATCTCGTCGGCAAAGACACTCTGTATCCCGCCTATAACAATACTTAGGACAATAACGGCAATGCCTGTTAAAGCAAAGTAATGCTCAAACCTTCTTTCTGCTAGGGTTTTTCTTCTCTTGCTCATTTTTTAACTTATTCTCTTCTTTTAACTCTAAAACGGTGTTCACCTTTTGCTGTAATCGTATCATATCTTGATCTAAAAGGCGTAGTTGGTCAGTCAATCGGATAATGGTTTTTTTCATATCCTGTATAGATGGGTCTATAGTATTAGTGATTGTTTGCCATCTTCTCTTTTCTCTTC